ACATCAGGACGCCAGAAGGCAAGAGCCTTCGCGCAGACCTCGAGCTGGCCCCGAAGGGGACCAGCGTGAGGATCGACGAGATCAGGCGCCTCGTCGAGGCCGACATCCTTCGCGCCACCAGTGTTGGCTTCCGACCGCTCGAGGATGAGCCGATCAACGTGAAGGACCCGTGGGGCGGCACGCGGTACAAGAAGTCAGAACTTGTTGAGTGCAGCGTAGTTGCGGTACCGGCCAACCCCAACGCCCTCAGCGTTGCGAAGAGCCTGAACATATCTCCAGCTACCGTTCGCATGGTGTTTGGCGAGCATGCCGACGACACCGTGAGGCGGTCACTATCTTCGACGAAGCGTCCGAGCCAAGGCGAGCATGCCAACAAGGGCAAGGGTGCGGGAAAGCAAAATGGCGAGCATGCCGAAACCAACCGAGAGAGCAAGAAAGGAAACATCATGTTGCTTTCTCAACGCATCCAGGAGGCGGAGAAGGGTCTTCTCGCGCTCCAGGACAATCTCGAAAAGCACCTCGAGAGCATCGACGATGCCGCTCCCACCGAGGAGCAGATGGTGCTGACGGAAGACCTGTCGGCCAAGATCGAGACGGCGACCCGCCACCTCGGCAACCTCAAGGCCATCGAGAAGAAGAACGCCAAGGGCGCCGAGGAGCTCGGCACCAGCGACAAGGGCAACACCTCTCATCGCCCCGCCGGCCTGCCGGCCACGGTGAAGAAGAAGACCGACCCCACCGACTACCTGGTGCGGTCTGCCCTGGTCCGCTGCAAGTCGCGAGCCGACGGCACTGACATCGAGACCACTCGCCGAAAGATCGCGGCGAACTTCCCGATGTACGACGAGGAGCCTCTCAAGGCGTACCTCGACATCGTGACGAAGGCGGCCTCCGCGCCGGCCGAGACCACGGTGCCTGGGTGGGCCCAGGAGCTGGTGCGAACGATCTGGGCAGCGTGGATGGAGGTCCTGCTCCCGGTCAGTGTCTATCCGCGACTGAGCGCCGCGGGTCTCGCCCTCACGTTCGGAGCCAACGGCAAGATCATCATCCCCACTCGTTCGCTGACGCCTTCGATCAGCGGCTCGTTCGTGGGTGAGGGTCAGCCGATCCCGGTCCGTCAGGGTGCCTTCTCGTCTCAGACCTTGACGCCGAAGAAGATGGCCGTCATCACCACCTGGACGAGGGAGATGGACGAGCACTCGATCCCGGCCATCGAGGGACTGCTTCGGCAGGCCATCCTCGAGGACACCGCGATCAGCCTCGACACGATCCTCCTCGACGCCAACGCGGCGACGGCGATCCGCCCGGCGGGCCTGACCTCCTACGGCGCGGCCATCGCGGCCTCGACTGCGGGAGTGGGCTTCCCGAACTTCGTGGCGGACTACAAGGCACTCTACGGCGCCCTGATCACGGCGACCAACGGCAACGTCCGCAACCCGGTCGTCATGATCAACCCGGCTCAGGGTCTCGCGGTCAGCCTGATCCAGCCGCCGGCTGCGGCCACGACGCTCTTCCCGTTCATCGCCATGATCGAAGGCGGTCGCCTGCTGAAGGCAGCCCTCATCGAGTCGTCTACCGTGCCGGTCGGCAAGGTGGTGATGGTCGATGCCTCGGACTTCACCACGGCAGGCGCCGAGGGTCCGCGGATGGAGATCAGCGACCAGGCCACCCTCCACATGGAGGACACCACTCCCCTCGACATCGTGCCCGGCGGCTCCGGTGCCACGGCGTCCTCTCCCGTTAAGTCGATGTGGCAGACCGACTCGCTCGCTCTCCGGCTCATCATGATGATGAACTGGACCATGCGGCGCCCGGTCGTGGCCTGGATGACTGGCGTTCAGTGGGGCTAAGAGAACTAGGGGGTGCTCGTCACCCCTTCCACCCTTCCCGATAGTCCTAATCATGGAGCCTTGAAATGGCTACTGCAGAGCAACAGGCCGCCGAGAAGCGAATGGCGGAAGACAAGAAGAAGATCGCCGACGAGAACAAGGCGCGAGTCGAGGCTCGAGCCGCTCACGACAAGGTCTTCCTCGGGCGGCCCACTCCCACTCAGGAGGAGTGCGACCTGATCAAGCTCGGCCACGCAGTCGAGCTCGAGCCGGACGGCAGCACCGATCCTTACTCGAGCAAGGCGATGGAGGCCGAGCACGGCGGCGGCTACAAGACGCGACAGTCGTCTCCGGGCGGCGGCGCTCATCACCAGACCAGGGCAGCTCAAGACAAGGCCTAGAGCCGATGGGCTTCGTCGACAGAATGACGAGACTTGCCGGGACCGTCGTGAAGGCGGTCTCCGGCACTCCTGCCGAGGGTGCGTATCGCCCTGGGCCGTGGTACCTCCCTGTCACTCACGGCTGGCTCGGCGCCGACTGGGGCCAGTCGATGAATTGGTGGCAGAACGGCTACACGCCGATGCTCCAGGGCGCCCAGCTCGCCATCATCGAGGCCTGCGTGGGAGCCTACTCGCAGACCGTGGCGATGTGCCCGGGCGATCACTGGAGGAGCAAGCCCAACGGCGGCAGGGAGCGAGTGACGAACTCATCGCTGTCTCGCATCCTGAGGTATCCCAATGATTATCAGTCAATGTCTGACTTTCTTCTCAACGCTGTTCGCCAGCTATATCTGCAGGGCAATGCTTACGCTCTTTGTCTCAGGAATGCTCGCTACGAGATTGCTGAACTTCATCTGATGGACAACCGCTACTGCCGAGCCCTCATCGACGGCAGCGGCGAGGTCCACTACTCCCTGGGTGGCAACTGGATCATTCAGAACCGCTACGGACCCCTGACGACCGTTCCCCAGCGAGACGTGCTCCACATCAAGCTTCACTGCGACCAGCTCCGCAATCCCCTCCTCGGTCAGACGCCGCTGGCGGCGGCGTACCTCGACACCATGGTGGAGATGAGCATCAAGGAGCAGCAGTTCGTCTTTTATCAGCGTCAGGCCAAGCCGGGCTTCGTGCTCTCCACCGACCTCCTCCTCGACAAGGATCAGGTCAGCGCGCTTCGCGACAGGTGGAACGAGCAGACCACGGGAGCCAACGTCGGCGGGACGCCGATCCTCACCGGAGGCTTGAAGCCTCAGCAGATACCAGTGACGAACTGGAGAGACGCCCAGCTCGCGGAGCTGCTCAAGCTCAGCGACGAGGACATCGCCATGGCGTTCCGGGTGCCGCCTCAGATCATCGGCATCCCGACTCACTCCACTCACGGCACCACCGAGGCCATGATGCAGGCGTGGGTCGCCAGCGGCCTCGGGTTCTGCCTCAACCACGTAGAAGAGGCCTTCGGCCTCTGCTTTGGCCTGAAGGGTCAGCCCGACGAGTACGTCGAGTTTGACACCAAGGCACTTCTGCGGTCGGCTTTCAAAGACCGCATCGAGGGTCTCACCAAGGCCGTGGTCGGCGGCATCTTCTCGCCGAACGAGGCCCGCAACTCCGAGAACCTCCCAGACGTAAAATTCGGCGACGAGCCGCGAGTGCAACAACAAGTTGTCCCGCTCAGCGCAGCGGGTAAAATACCTGCATCGCCAGCCGCCCCAGCCGCGCCTCCGGCGCCTAAGCCGGAGCCGCCTCCAGGAGCGAACAAAGATGCAAGACGAATTGCCTTTGCAAGAACACTCTTCAACCGATCCATCCAAATCCAACGGGATGAGCAGCGAAGACTTTCCTGACGTCCTCCTCGATGCCGGCGCTCTCGCCCTGGCTCAGCTCCAGAAGGACTGGGCCAAGGAGTACGCCGTCATGCTGGCTCAGCGCGGCGAGTTCGAGGCCACCATGCGGGCCGCCGCCGTCGAGGCCATCGGCAAGGTCAACGCCGCCATAGACGAAGGCCTGAGGAGGTTGGATGCCGCCGTCGCCAAGCTCAGGGACGGCGAGCCTGGTCGCAATGGGGCCGACGGAGACAAGGGAGACAAGGGTGACCAAGGCGAGAGAGGCCTCCCAGGCGAGAAGGGCGAAGAAGGCGAGCCAGGTCAGTCCGGCCCGCCCGGGCCCGCTGGCGCCGTCGGTGAGAAGGGCGATCGCGGCGAGAGAGGCGAAAAGGGTGAGAAGGGTGAACCTGGTGACCCGGGCCGCAACGGCGAGGCTGGCCTCAAGGGTGAGAGAGGAGAGCCCGGCGAGCGTGGCGCACCTGGAGAGCAAGGCCTTCAGGGTCTACGAGGAGAGCATGGCGAGCCGGGTCGTAATGGAGACCTGGGCCCAGCAGGTGAGCGCGGACAAGCTGGCGAGCAAGGCCAGCGAGGAGAGCGCGGTGAACGGGGCGAGAAGGGTGACCCCGGAGAGCCCGGCCGCAACGGCGACGCAGGTCCACACGGGCCCGTTGGTCTGACCGGCGAGCGAGGAGAGAAGGGAGACACTGGGGAGAAGGGAGACCCTGGCGAGCCCGGCAAGAACGGCGCCGACGGCCTCGTCGGTCACCCCGGCGAGCGAGGCATCGACGGACCTCCCGGAGAGAAGGGAGAGAAAGGCGACAGGGGCGAGCTAGGGGAGCCTGGCAAGAATGGAGACCCTGGACCTCGTGGTGAGAAAGGTGAGCGCGGAGAGAAGGGCGCAGAGGGCGAGCCTGGCAAGAATGGGTCGCCTGGTGAGCGCGGTGCTCAGGGTGAGAAGGGAGATCGCGGCGACAGAGGCGAGCCTGGACCGCGCGGCTCTCTCGACCGAATTGTGCCTTGGACAGATCGAGTATTTTATCAGGGCGACCTTGCTACTCACTCTGGTGCGTGCTGGCAAGCCGCTCGTGATACTGCCCGAGAGCCTGGTCGTTCTGATGACTGGCGCGAGATTGCGTCGGCTGGGCAGTCGGGAGCGTCGTTCAATATACGTGGCACATACGATCCGAAGGAAACTTATCGCGCGCTTGATGTCGTCACTCTCGACCACGGATGGCTTGTCGCTCGCCGAGATGATCCTGGGCTAGCACCAGGGCCAGGGTGGCAGTCCGGGCCGGTAGGAAAGAAGGGCGAGAAGGGAGTGCCCGGAGAGAAGGGGCCTCAGGGCTTCCCCGGCAAGCCTGCTCCTCACTGGGTCGGCGCCAAGGTCGACGGATACGACATCGTCACCGTCATGAGCGATGGAACGATCGGGCCGAAGATCAGCCTGACGAAGATGTTCGAGCAGTTCGGCACAGAGCTGATGCGGAGGACCTGATGCAGCAAATCCTCAACGTCATCACTCCCTCCGACACTCAGGACCTCGTGTCGCTGGAAGAGATGAAGATGAAGCTGATGATCCCCGACACCGACACGTCAAAGGACGCGCTGCTTCAGGAGCTGATCACCAACACGTCGGAGACCGCCGCGAAGCTGTGCAACAGGGTCTTCGGCTACGAGGAGGTCGAGGAGACCTTCTATCAGCTCGAGGACTGCGACTACACTCAGCGGCTCTACCTCTCTCGCTGGCCGGTAAAGGCCGCCGACATCACGGTCTTCACCCAGGACGGCCTCGACATCACGGGCTCGATCGACTCGGGCCCGATCCTCCCCGGAGGCGTTGGACCTCAGTGCGTCCTTGAGGA